AACAACTTAATGAAAACTCAACCAAGTTACAGGAGGCCAATAATGCCATTACTGAAAAACAGTCTAGTCTTGATCGTGCTATTCGTGCTGGTAGGGTGCGCCTCCCGTCCACAAGTTGCGTACAAACCAGTTCAAATACCCCCGTTGCCAGCGGAGATAGCGCAAAAACGGGAAGCCAACCTAACGGACAGGCTAACTCAACTGCTGACGAAGCAGAACGACAAACCCTTGCCGCCATCGCAGAAATAGTAGCCCAAGGGGATAGAAACACATTGCAGTTAAATGCGTGTATATCAGCCTACCAAGCAGTAATGGAGAAAGTAAATGACAGTAAACGCTGACCAATTGGTAAAACTACACATTGATCCTAGTTTGGAGGGTGTCTTTAGAGAAACATTCCAGAAGTGGAATATAAACACAGTTAGACAACAAGCGGCTTTCATTGCTCAATGCGGGCACGAGTGCAATAACTTTAAGACACTTGAAGAAAATTTAATGTATAGGGCTGAAACATTGCTTAAATTGTTCCCTAGAACACCTAAAAGGGCATGGGGATTTACGCCTGAAGAGGCCAAGGCATACGAAAGACAGCCTAAACGTATTGCCAACAGGATTTACGGCAATCGTATGGGAAATAGGGATGAAGCCTCTGGTGACGGGTATCGGTTTCGTGGATCAGGTTGGTTACAGTTGACGGGACACGATAATTTCTACCACGCAGGGAAGGCTTGTGGGGTTGACTTTGTGATGCAACCAGACCTAGTGAGAACTGCCCAATATGCCGCTATAAGTGCTGGCTGGTATTGGGCGACTCATAACTGCAATCAAATCGCTGAGTCTGGAGATTGGTTAGCCTTAACCAAACGGATAAATGGCGGGACTATCGGGTATGAAGATAGGGTCAAGCATACAAACCATGCACTTGAAGTTTTAGGCGCATAAGTTCTTTTTCCTTTTCTTCTCTGGCAATCTTTGCTTCTGCAACAGTTTCATATCTTCCAAGATAGTGTCTTTTGTTGTCAAAGATAAGTTGCACAACCCACTTGTTTGATCTTGTGTCTTTCATAACTCCTGTTACGCCACTAGAGTTATGTTTTCTAACGCCAATATTTAGTTGATTTATTGAGTTATCAACATCCCTAAGATTGGCAATCCTATTGTCTGTTTTTATCCTGTTTATGTGGTCTATTTGACCTTTTGGAAATTCTCCATAAACATACAACCAAGCAAGTCTGTGCGCCAAATAATTATATGAATCAATCATTATTTGAACATAGCCCTTGTTTTGTGGAGAGCCAGATATAGAGCCAGCCTTATATCTAGTCTTAGTAGAAACTCTTGTAAACAATCCAGTTTCAGGATCATAAGAAAGAACTTCTTTCAATCGAGATTGAGTTAGCATAAGTTTTTCCATTACTTCTCTTGGCTAAACCATAGGACAGCGAATAACACGCCTACGCCTATAAGTGCGCCTAGTATGAGTAAGACAAAGATAGTGAGGATTGTCTCTATCACTTGACCTTGCTCCTGATTACGTCCTCAAAGCACTTAAAAAGGGTTAGAACTGCACTTACAAAGGCAGGTGCAATCATTCCTGCTACAAAGATTAAGACTTCACTCATGGTAGTTTCCTTCAAATGGTATTAACTCGGACTGTCTGACTGAATAATACTCCCCATTGCCTACATCAAACAAGTTCTCTTCTAGCAGGAAATCCTTGCTGTTTATCCATCCAACTAGGCGAACACAAGTGTTGTGTATCTCTGTCAGGACAAAAACATCAACTGGTTTAGTGTTAGACCAGACAACAGCATTAAGATGACCACCAATCTTGCTTGTGCATTTAACATCTATCGTCTTACCCTTGCGGGTTACTAGATCAGCACCAAATTTCCTGAAGTCACAATTTAGATCAAATGGCAACTTGAGGAACTTGGCAACTGCATATTCGGTTATTACCCCGTTTATGGATATTTGCAAACCATCTAAGGACTTATCCTGTTTGCGGTCTTGTGCGTGTTGGCTAGTTATGTGGTTGCGTAACTTACCTATGTATGTACAGACCATAATTTCTGTACTGGTAAGCACTACATCCACATACTCCTGATTAAAACGGGATGTCATCATCCTTGAGATTAGACGCAACTGGTTTGCTTGTTGGTGGCTGTGCATCCCGTGGAGAGACTGCCAAACCCATGAACTTGCCTGTTTTACCCTCTTTTATCCAAGCAGATAGCCAATATTCATTGCCATCTACCATGATGTTTCCTTTGTAATCAGGATGCTTTTCATTTTCTTTCTTGTCGTTCTTAAACAGAACACCTGAGTTATCACGTTTTTCCATATTAACCTCTCAATTGATTTAACTTATTAACTTTGTCATCCACTTCCGCTAAGAACTGAATAACCTCTCCTTCTAGTTCACCAATGTACTTGTCATCTCTGGGTACACGTTTGATGAACAACTGAAGTCCCTCTGGCATCCGTGGGTCGTAACTCACGAAATCGCACCAACTACGATTAGCACAAACCATCTGCCATTGCATCTGATCGTAGTATTTCTTTGCTATCTCACCGCCCAAGACAGTATCAATGTGTGTTGCAGTATTTGGGCACTTGATCTCCAAGCATCCATCATCACCCACAAGCCCGTCAGGACTAGCGGCAGACATTGGAATGGTTGGATGGTCAATAGCACCTGTTTCTGTTACCAATAAGTTCATCTTGGACTCATAGTTCGCACGGGCAAAACCTTCATTCTCGATGCCCCACTCCATCGCACTATTTGTGTATGACTCAGCGACTTGGTTAGTCATGCGCTCGACTACCAACTGAGCCATGTAGTTAGCCCTACTGGTGCTATAACCTGACTTTGTTTTAGCAACGATGTCAGAAATGCGGGATGCAGTAGCCTTGCCACAGCGTTGAGCAAACCACTCAGGACTTAATTGTTCTACTTCACTCATTTCAGCACCTTTTTCTTAGCATCCTTGGCGGCAATCATCTTGGTCTGCCATGCCTTGTTGCCATCAGTAGCCGCAAATGCCTCGATGTAGATGTTCTTTAGTTCATCAACTGTGGTGGTGGCTTGAATAGCCGCAATGTAGTCAAGCATCCGTCCCTCGTCAGGAGTTCCTTCTTCTTCAACCACTTTAGAGCCTGTTGTAGCGTCTAACGCATCATGCTCGACTATATGTAGCACCGACACCCAAAGGTAGCGGGAAAGGTAGGTCTGGACAGCACCAAGGTTTTGCACTTCATGGCAACCCTTGAGGGCGGCTGAAGACATAGGGCTTGTGAAGACGATGATCTCGTCAGGCTTCTCAGTATTGACAACAATGAACTCAGCAATCTCTTTTCCAAAGCGGATGATGGAAGTAAGACCTACCTCGTTAAATATCTCAATTGCTGGGATTACGAAATCACCTAACTCAAAATAGTTGTAGCCAGCAAACTTGTTGTGACCAGATTTTTTGAGGGCTTTCTTGTGGAACTTGGCTCTCGCCTCGTTCAGTTTTTGATATACATTCATACTTTACTCCTGTTTAAATATTGACTTTGTTTAACTTGTTCTTCACCTATCCAATGACTGAGCATTATTAAATCACTTTGAATACCGCTTATGTCTTGGATGAACCCATCATAACGCTTGTTCAAGCATTTTTTATCTAGGGTTTTCACCGATTGTTCTATTCTCATTAGGATGGTTGAGTAGTCGTTCAAAAGTATCTCCAAATAGCAACTGCAATCATTCCGAGAACAGTAATTAGTCCAAATAAAACGGGTATGTCGTGTATGTTTGGGGCTGAGTAAAACGGCCCTTCAACAATGTTTTCGTTGACATAATCTTTAGGGTATGCCTCACGCAAAGAACGTGAAAACATACGGGTAGTTGGGTTGAACTCATCCATTTAATATCTCCTGTGCAATTTCTTGTTTACAGTCGTTATCAAGATACTTGAACTCGACAAAGTGGTTCTCATGGCAACAGCCAATCTTCTCATTCTGTGGTTGCAAGCAATAGCAACAATAGTAGACGTTAGATTCGTCTTCATAGATTGCTTGTAGTTCGTCTTGTATTTTCATGCTTGTCCCCTTGCTCTGATTCGTTCTGCAATGACTTGTGATGGGTGAGGCCAACCAACTGCCCATTCGTCAGCAATCTTTGCACACGCCTCACGCTCTGCTTTGACCGCTTCATCAATCATGCGTTTAACTAACTCATGTTCAAATGTTGCTTTCATTTAGCCTCCAGAACTTTGATGCGTTGCTCTAGTTTGGCAACCAAGGCTTCTAGGTCTTTGATGCGATCTAACAGCATATCTTTGTATGTGTAGTCGCTCTTGCGGTATGGGGCTTCCACCCCAATGGTTTTTCTGATCATATTAACTCCTGTTTAAAAATATTAACTTTTCATCGCTCTCACAAATGCGGCAAAACTAGCGGCTGTGTCCCCAAAAGGTAACTTAGCCAACTCGACTGCCACTTCCTCCAACACATCATTACGAATTAGTAACGGATCATTACTAATTGGTAACGAGCGTAGATTCTCTGTCAAATCCCTGACCAATGCTCTTTGAATACTGCCATCTGTAACACCAGTAGAAATCTTGCGTTGTTCAGCAAGGTATGTGCTATTTCTAATCTGGTCAGTCACATCAAATTCCAGTAAGTCAAAGGCTTCGTCAAGTTTGTCGTTCATTCTCTCACCCTGATAGTGTCAACAATGTTTTGGGCTAAGTGCTGGTCTTTCACCATGTTAAAGATGATGCTTGCAATAACATCTCTTTCATGTTCAGCACCTAAATCAAATGCGTTTGCCATGCCTGTGACTGTATTCTCATTACAAGCCGCCATGCGTAAGTGCGTGATCATCTCTGCTTTAGTCATTTGTTTCCCAATGATTTATATTCTGTTAAATAAATTTTCCCATCATGTGCATACCATTCAGTCACTATTCCTTCTGATACTTCCACAATCTTTTTTCCAACAAAAAACATTTTGATGCGCCACCAAAGTGTTGGTTTGTAAAAGCCCATGTATTTATTGTTAAATAACTCTTGGTATGTCATACAGACTCCCATTCCTTGTGCCATTGTGTTGTTATCTCTAACATCTCATCCATTGCTTTGTTTTCACAATGGTTGTATTGCTTCTTAGTAATGTCGTAGGTGATATGCTTATCATCTTCATTAAACACACTAAAGTCAATCTCGTAGTCATCGCTGTGGTCAGCGTCTAACTCATCGCCTGGACTCAGGATGTCAAAGCAAACTAGACATTCTCCGATGCCTTCCAAGTAGACACAAATCTCATGCTGAAAATCTTTAGGTTTTACCGACATTGTTAACTCCTTTTTAAGTTGGTGAGAGGATTGTCAAGGATTAAAAAAGGCTTGTGAATTAGGATAAACCCTATGTTGACAAACTATTTTTAAAGGTAGTATTGCCTGTCAAAAGGAGACACACATGGAAATGAAACAACAACATTATGCAATTCTTAAGAGGTTGCATCATGGCGCATCATCCCTCAAACGCTTCACAGACAAAGATGGTGAAGTCGGTAACCAAGGCTTCCATTATCTTCGTTATCTGAACGATCTTCAGAACTTTGGGCTTGCGCTAGAGATTGATGAAACTTGGCACATCACGGGTTTTGGGGTGGCGAAGTTGGCAGAACAAACGCCAAGGGTATCCAAGGAAAGAGTGGCGGCTGGAACTACCACCGAAACATACGATGGGGCTGACTTGAAGCAAAGTGGCATCAGGGAAGGTGCGTTTGATTTCTTGAAATACCCATCAAAGTTTGGGGACAATTTGACATATCCTAGAACATCGGTATAATCCGATCCGTTGTCGTGGAAAACAACTGTTTGAAGCCTCTTACTCATGCTCTCGCCCTTGGTCTAATCCCTTGGGTTTCCACCGAGGGCAGTAGTAAGGGGCTTTTTCTATTTCTACGTCAGCCGTTTGACTCACGATACGTTACCGAGCCTGCATGGGCTGACAAGTCAGGAAACACCGCACACAAGCACACCCCTTGTGAAAAATGCGACCAGCGTTGGTTTGGCGACTGGTAAAGCGATTGGTACATCGGTGGTAAACAAGGCCAATCGTATAAGCGAACAAACCCGTCAAGCGCACTTGGGGCTTTTTGTTATTTCAATGTCAATAGGAGTCAATATGAACACAATGAAGTCTGGAGCGGGAAGGATAGAAATAGGTTCTATCCACCCTTGGAGAAACTATGCCCGAAAGGATAACAATGTTTGAAGAGTTCTGGAACGCATGGCCTAAAAGCATCAGAAAGGGCGGTAAGCCTCAATGCCGACTTAAATGGGATAAGTTAAAACTTGAGATTCAGGCTGACCAAATCATAAAACACGTTGAATGGATGAAAACAACTGAGCAATGGAAACGGGATGGTGGAAACTTTATCCCCGCCCCATTGGTTTACATCAATCAGATGCGGTGGGAAGGTGCTGAAGTGCCTGAAATGACTCTAAACGTCAATGTCAACTTTAGAGACCCTGCCTTGATAAAGATCGAGGAAGATTCAAAAAATGTTGCGCCTATGCCAGCATCGGTTCGAGATTACATCGCTAGATTGGGGAGAAAATGAATGAGTTGGCTTTATTCGCAGGTGCTGGTGGAGGAATACTTGGGGGACATCTCCTTGGATGGAGAACAGTCTGTGCAGTCGAATGGGAATCCTATCCCGCAAGCGTACTGTGCGCCAGGCAAAATGACGGACTTCTCCCGCCTTTCCCGATTTGGGATGACGTTCAAACCTTTGACGGAAAACCTTGGAGAGGAATTGTTGATGTCGTATCGGGGGGTTTTCCTTGCCAGGACATTTCAGCCGCTGGAAAAGGAGCGGGAATCGATGGAGAGAGATCAGGAATGTGGGGAGAAATGGCGAGGATCATTCACGAAGTACGACCAAGATTCGTGTTCGTGGAAAACTCACCAATGCTCACTTCTAGGGGACTTGGACGAGTTCTCGGAGACTTGGCCTCAATGGGGTTTGATGCGAAATGGGGAGTGTTGGGAGCAGCGGACATTGGAGCAAACCATCAGAGGGACAGGATTTGGATCGTTGCAAAACAAATGGGCAACTCCGACAACAATGGACAAATTACCCCCGAAATCAGAGAAATCGCTGAACCGAGAGGCAACGATAACAAGGCCAAACAGAACGAAACCATCCAATCTCAGGGATCAGGTGAGCAACATGAAACATTGGCCTACTCCCGATGCGAATTGTGGGATGAGGGGAACTCAGGAGATTTGGACACCCAAGAGGAAATCGGGACATCAAGCCCAATACTCAATCAATCAAGCGGTGAGGGATGCGGAGAAGATCAGGTGGCCGACACCCGTGAAATCAGACCATGCGGCGAGAAGACCGAGCAAGGGTTGGCAAGGGAACTCAGATTTGCCGAGTGTGGTGTGGACAGAAACTGGTGGCAGAGAGAACCCGAATTTGTCCCCCGCACAACTCAACGCAACATGGGTGGAGTGGTTGATGGGTTGGCCTCTAGGGTGGACAGACTTAAAGCCATTGGAAATGGACAAGTCCCATTGTGTGCAGCAACCGCATGGAGAATCCTAAGTGAACAAAAATGAAGCCCACGCCATCCTTGACCGAATCAAAACCGATAGAGAGCCAATGTCCATATTTATCACAAATGAAGCCCTACGACTCACGGGAGACATTGTTGGAGTATTTGACGAACCATTACGCTCTAATGGCAATGAATCCCGCATCGATAGAACAAGCCCGATGGAGAACCAAAGAGTTGAAGAAGGAATTTCCTACTCTAGGTATCTTGATTGCTGCCCGAATAAAGGAGTTACGCAATGAAATGCCCTAAGTGCCAAGCAAGCAAAATCACTATTACCGAGACAATCCAACATGAGGAATTTACATATCGTAGACGAATGTGCAATATGTGCTTTTCCCTTTTTAGGACAAAAGAAGAGGTGTTTAAAGGCGTATTGCCACAAAAGCCTCGTAAATTGACGACTCCAAAGCAAACCGAATACCAAAGGCACTTTGCGACTGACTTGCTCAAAAGGTTTTGGAAATGACCATATTCATAGGCGTAGACCCCGCAAGCGCAACGGGTGCAATAGGCGTTTTGGATTCAGAGGGCAATTACCTTGATTGCTACATGATTGACCACCAAGACAAGCATATTCGGGCAATGGTGCTTAAAAATGCCTTGTTGAAATCAATCGATCCAAGGGAAGGGGCTGAAATTGCCATCGAAATGTTATATAGCCGACCAGGACAAAATGTTGCGTCAATGTGGACATTTGCAAGGGCGGTTGGAGCAATTACCGCAATATGTGAACTAACTAATTACCCGACACACATGGTCAGACCACAAGTTTGGAAAGCCTTTTATCATATTCACGACAAAGACGAATCATTAGATATTGCAAGAATGTTTTGGCCCGCTGCCCCACTAAAGCGTAAGAAAGACAATAACTTGGCTGAAGCCCTTTTAATTGCTGAATATTGGCGTAGTCAAATCAAAGGCAAAAGGCATGACCACCCAATTAAATAACCACAAAGGGCTGAATATTAAATTCACGCCCCAAGAGTTAAATGTTATTAAAACAATTGGCAATGGAAACATGACCGAAGGCGTGAGGGTCAGCATCATGTGGGCATCCCACTTTTGGAATCTTGGACTCAATCCTGAGATGGATTTGGGCATTATTGGGCTTGTAACTGTATCAACAACCGACAAGCACCCAAACGAATAGGTCTAAAACGCATTAAAACCCACCAAGAAGCCCACAAAATAGACTAGTCCTAATCACCCTACATGGATGGGTTAATGTAAGCGTTAAAAAGGGCATAAAAAAACCACCCGAAGGTGGCTTAGTGAGTACTTACTAACTTAGTCTTCTAGTAGTTCATAAGTGAAATATTGTTCAGGGATTTTCAGGGTTTCGGTATGCCTAGAAATTGTTTTCCATTGGCTCATTTCAATAATTGGATCATCATCAATATTGCCCATTTCGGCTTCGGAAACCCACATTTCCATTGCTCGTTTATCGGGTTTCCCATGAATTGAATTTTCAGTTACCCAATTCTCAATGAATGCAAAGCCTCTATTTGTCAGTAATTTAATTCTCATATTGAAATCCTTTAATAATCAAGAGAAATGGCGGTTATTTTGAAATGGCAAGGAGTATTTGTCTCATTGTGTAAGGTTCGGATTTCTTCCAATACCTTATTTAAACTATACAATTCAACCAATCCAAAATTAGCATCACCCAATAGGTTTTCTAATTTATCGTCTTCATAGATTTCTATTTTTGCTTTGATTAACATATTGACACCTTTATTTGCGTTTGAGAATGATTTGAAGGATTAGGGCTATGGTTGCATAAATCATTTATTGTCTTCCAAGAATTTGGCGCAACATTTATTGGCTAGGATTTTCGCTTCTATGGTTGTCATATTGGCACTAGTCCATTGATTAAAAATGTCATGGATTGACGAATAAAGATCACCTACTGAATAAGTGGGTAGTTTTGGGTATTTCTTTTTATTCAATAGATCAGCAATAACCCAGGCTTCTTCAAGAATAATTTCAGCATCGCCATTTATTTGCCCATCTTCATCAAATACATCTAAGCCATGATTTAATATGATGTCGTGCAAGGTCATATTGGCATCCATGCAATCATCAGGCAAAACCTTGCCCGTTTCAGCCCATTCTTTCAATTGGTCAATGGTCATTACGCAATTGCAAACAGCATAAAACGCTTGTCCGCAAGATTCGGTTATTGTTTTGAGATTTTCTTGATTTAACATAATTAACACCTTTTAAAAAATTTATGAATTTACTTAATGAGTTTTATTTCTTCCATATCACGATAACTCGTATTGAGTTTGTACTCAACAACAAAGATATCGTCTTCAAAAAACCAATCTTTCTCGCAACCATATTGCTTAGTATGGTCTTTTAAAGCCTTACGAATTGCTTTTTCCGCTCCCTCCTTGGTAAGGGAGAAAGCCTCAAACGAGAAATTTCGGGAATCGTAAAACCCTTTAAAGATTTTGTCTTTAGTCATAATTAACGCCTTTCTTTGTTTCCATGTGAATGGCACATTCAGCCCAACACATTCTTGCAAATTCAAGCATATCTTCTTTTGTATTTATTCCATTCTCAAAATATTGATTTGTAATTCTCAAAATATCCTCAGTCTTAAACTGATTTGCAGTTGGATAGTATTTGTTATAGTCAAATTCTTCTTTTGTTTCTTTGTTTAATATGTGGTTACTAATTTCGCCTTTAATATATTTCACAAGGATCGTATGAATTACATCAAAGTTTTCGCCTGTGAAAAACCCATTGGCAAAATCGCCTTGTGAATCATTAAATAATGAGTGTTGAACTGTTAGGCAAGCGGAATCAAGAGAGTCCCTCGCAATGTTGTAGATGTCTTGATGGGTGAGGGAATAGAGTGGTTTTGTCATGATTAACGCCTTTCAGAATTTAAAACTATCAATGTCTTGATTATTAACCCAACGAGTAACAGCCCTATTCAATGAATCGCCTAATGTGCCATCAATACAATGGCGAATCCTTGTAGAACTAAGCCAATCTAAGATTTCCTCTTCGTTTAGCCCTCTTTTCTCCAAGGCATCGGCAAGGTTTCTATAAACCGAATAAGGGATGCGCTTAAAACTTAAAAACTCTTCTACTTTTCCATAAATTTCCATGATTAACGCCTTTCAAAGTTTAGGAATTGACACATCTAGGATGCATCGCTTACCCTACAATTTCGTATAGGGTAAACGCTGCGTACCAATTAGTAGTACAAAATATCAAAGTAAGACAATAGGCAAAAAACCCATAAACTACAAAAAACCACACAACAAAGAGAGTTATAGAGAAAATTACGCATAGTGAATCCCCTTAATTTGGGTGAATCCGCTTGTATCGTTTTTAGCCTTGCCCTTGGCATATAAAGCCACAACCACCGATTTCGGCTCAATGTGTCGCACATCGGTATCATCTCCATCGATTACATTCCAAGCCCTAAAAGATTTAGGGATATCTTCCCTTTTTTGGAATACAACGGCAACACGAGAATTATCGGGATTGGTTAGCCCTTTGATAGAAATAGGCTTGGGCGTGATTGAACTAAACGAATATGTTAAATCGTAATTTCCGCTTGTTTTGCCTTGTAAGTTTCGGCTTGGATGTTTTGTGTAATCGTAGAATTGGACATCGGGAAACAATTGGAAAATGTTTAAGCCATTGAGTACAGGCAAATTCTCGTATGGAATGTCACTAGTTCCATTCGGTCTAACCAAAGGCGTAAACCCTAGTTTTTGGGCTTTGTTTTGCAACGTCCAAATATCGGCAGCAAGTGAAAGTAAAAAGGCTTGTTGATTAGTGTAGAAAAATTGTGTTTTGTTTTTCCGTGCCAATTGCACACTATTAAACGCGCCTCTTCCCGCACTATTAAGACAA